GTACTCGGCGCGCGCGACCTTTTTTGTTTTTTTAAAAACTTTTTTGCCCAAAAATCTCCCTATGCAGTATAAGATAGAATATGAGACGTCCTAAAAAATCTAAATACAAATCTGTTGTTATTAACAAGAAGAGGTATTATTATTACAAAATTACTTGGATTGATCCGACTGGTGACTCGGGCCATGCCACAGCCCATGACTCACTTGGTTTGATTCCTTCCACTATGATAACTCATGCGTATGTATTTTTTAAAAACAAAAAATACCTTTGGACCTTTGCATCTTATGAAGAGAATGATGAGTTATTTTCTGACAGAAATGTGTTTCCGTTAGGGTGTGTAATTAAAATGGAGAAAATAAGTGAGCGATAAAAAATCTAATCCTACATTGACAAAGAATATGCCTAATGTAAAATGGAACTTATTACCACCAGTGCGTGGTCCTAACCCACAAGGAGTAAATTATGGGACTAATAAAAAAAATAGCAATAAAATATCACGAGTTATATTGCAGAGCAAACGAAGCGACTAATCGGATTCAGGGTCTTGTTTTAATTCTGATTCTTCTGACTCTTCTTTTGGGGTAACATCCTTTATATCTTCGTCGTACATACTATCTAGTTTAGCCTGAAGCTCTTCTGGAGATAGGGATTCTATATCCATATTTGCGTTGACGTTTACTCTCTTCTCAACATACAGGCCACCTACTTTACCTCTGGCTATTTCCATATTACCTGCAGCAGAAAAGGCACCTTTTTTTCTAGCCTCATCTCTAATTTTAGATAACTCCATTAAATGTTTTTGAAAGTTAATTCCATACTTCTCCATAGCTTCGTTTCTTAACTCTCCTATATACTGAGCTACGAGTGGATATATTTTTGGGTTTTTTAATTCGGATGCAGCTTGTCTTGGTCTTGTTCTGTATCCTGCTTCAAAGGCACACTCGGCTGGACTTTTACGTCCTGCTTCGTACACCAAAGACTCAGCGAATTTACGCTGTCTGTCTGTTAATGTTGGTTGTTTTGGCATGTTTGACTTTTAACACCCGTACGATTATAAGTCAATAAGGCTGTACGACTAATAAATAATTCGATGAAAAATGAATCTAAATTCTGGAAGTTGTTAAAGAAAAATACACCTAAAATCCAGTGGACTAGGCTAGAATCTTGGGCATCCTTTGGTGTGCCTGACCTACTTGGTTATCATGATTCATGCGGATTTTTTATGGTTGAGCTTAAAGTAGTTAAGTCTAATAAAATACACTTTTCACCTCATCAAAAGTTGTTTCATCTCACACGACCAAAACGGAACTTTATCCTAGTACAGCAGCCTTCCCTTAACCTCGTAAAACTTTACGAGAGTAAGTCGATCCCCGGTCTGCTTGTAGACCACCGAGAAACACCTTCCCTCGCAATCAATGATTGGGAACACATTCAGCGCTTGTTGCTTGAGTCCTCCTCGGATGCTTGATCGCTGCTTGCTTGCTCGCTACCCTGCTTGTCCGCTTGCTCGCTCCCCTGCTTGTCCGCTTGTTCTCTCTCGAACTCTTTCCGCTTCTTGGCCAGCTCTTTGTAATATTTGGGGTGATGCCACATTAGAATCATTCTAAACTAGTGGGCCAGATAGGCAACGTTTTTAACTTTCTTGTCCCAACACGCCCGGCAGCTCTTACACTCATTGCCCTGCTGCGGAGCTGGACAAGTCGCTTTGCTTGGGTCTGTGACCACAGTCGAGGTATAATTGAACTTGCCCGCCGCTTCCTGATTGACCATCGGCATTGAAAAAATTAATTTTAAATTCTCCGGCGCTCTGTCCTGATACTTCACCGTCCACGCTTCACGCGTCGGCAGCCAGTGTTGAACGTCCGGGGAGCGTCTAGCAACTTCGAAGATCTTCACCAGGTGTTTCAGGTCCTGGATATCTCCGGAGTCGTGCCATCTGAAAAATTTTGTTTTTTTAGAATTAATCTGCATTGCCATCGCTCGGACCCATAACGGGTGACGGATGGCCTTCAGTCTTTTATACTGTGCAGCTTGTACAACTTTGAAAACGTAACAGCCTTTTAATGCATAGCAGCCGTAACACGTCGAGCCCTTAACCTTCTGCAGCTTGCCGCCGGTCTTGCATTCTTTAGCTGGTAAACCGTAAGCGTGGCCCGGCATTTTCGAGGGCTTGCTCAGGCTGCCTGTAATTTCTTTTGCTTTATCAATTCTCATAATATCCCATAATAATTATTTAATTTCAATTGTCAACATTTTATTTTTTTTTTCTGCTTGTGAGCTCGGGGCCCACCCTCCCCCCCGGCTTGCGAGCTTGCGCTCGCGCCCAGGTTGAAAAGATAAATTGACCAGCACCAGAGATTAACCGGCCATCCTTTCAGGCCATAGTCTCTAATGATCAATTAGAGATTTAGGGTAAGTTAGTGCTGATCCCAGGTCTAACAGCCACTGTCCAGCAGTGTGCCCCTCGCGCGTCGGTTGTTAGACCAGGGATCAGGCCCGGTTACGGGAGCAGCTCCCACCGGGCAAGATCTCCAGAAGTTTCCATTTAAGGTCTAGCTACTTCCCAACTGTGACCATCATTTATGAATTGCGATCCATAAATTCTTTTACTTTTTTTTCTGCCTCTGCTTCCATTTCAGAATCAGTTTTAGTAAACCACGGCTCACCTAAAACTTTGTTAATTCCTCCATAGTATTTCTTTTGAAGTTCTTCCAAGTAGTCTTCATAAAGACCAATTTCAAGCGCTTCAATTTTTTGGTCGCTCATACATCTCCAATCTTTTTTCTAGCTCTAAAATTTTAGTAGCCATTGCATTTTGATTGTCTTGCATTTCTTTTAAGAATTCAGCTAGTTTTAAAATACCATCTGCATTCTTATTTATCATATCTAAACTTTTTAGACTGACATCTGCTAATTGTTTGAACATATATTTATCCTTTCTTTAATTAAACTAGTAATAACATAATATCCCATATCTTGTCAAATAAATAATTAATTTTTTTTCAACCTATGCTTGTGCGCCGGGGGCCCACCCTCCCCTAAATAAAAATAAAAATAAAGATTGACTTATTATTTTACTTGTAGTATAAAATCCCATAATAAAAGAAAGGATAACAAATGAAAGCAATGACTAAATATCAGTTGGAGCATTTTAAAACTAAAGTAAAAGATAAATTCGCTCCAATGATTGAAGAGGTTGATTTATCTCTTCGTAAGATAGTTGCGGATATGACTGAAAGCGCAGAAAAAAAACTTTCAGATAAAATAGGCGCGACTGAAATAATAAAGCTGTTAGATGACGCGGAAGCGGAGCATTTAAGAGCAATGAAAAAAGCTAGAACTTTTTTCACTAAAAATATAACCGCGGAGCAAAAAGACACTCTTGATTATAAATTTAAAAAGGACGAGAAGTTGGGCTTTGATGGTTATAGCTCCAATAGGATAACTTCCGAGGATTGCCGAGAGCAAATAAGAAGCTGGGCGCAAAAACTGGCGGAGCGGGAAGCAGAAAAAACACCAATAGGCAAAAAGAAAGTTAAACTATTACAATTAAAAGAAGATGCGATTTCTGATGTAATGGAAAGTGGGATGCCGAGTGAACTAATTGAAAAATTAGGACAGCGGTTGAAAGTAATAGGAATTGCCTGGAATAATAATGTTAAACAAATTGGAAATAATTTGAATTAACGCTTGACTAATGTTATGGGATTTGATATAAAATCCCATAACAGAAAGGATAAACAATGGATAAAGATAACATAGGAATAGGAAATAAGTTTATTATAACTTATAGACCTAACACACATAACGGCGTTGCTAGACCGAAGCTAAAGAATGGCAAGGACACTAGACAAATAACTAGACGTGCACAATGGACTGATAAATGTAGAATTGTCCGAGATAAGATAAGTAATAAAATTAAATATATTACTTATTATGACTTGGATCAGCAAGGTTATAGATGCGCGGTTGGTAAAGTATGGATAACAAGCGAGGTAGCCTAATGGATATCAACGATTATAAAAAAATAAGAAATAAAATGTATGAGGATTTTAAAAAAGAAAATCCAAAAGAATATGACCTC